AAGTTTCAATCAAAGACAAAAGGGTTGTCGATGGTTTTACCATAAGAATGCATAGTGGCAACAAAATGTGTGTAGCCTATACAACAGAAGTGTTAGCCAAAGATATCTTGGAAAGCAAAGGCAAGTTCGAAGATATGTTGCTGCAAAATGTTGCCGATATAGTAGAATATATCAAAAAAGAGTTTAAAAAAGTAACAGGAAACTCTCTTTCTCTAAGTGAAATAAAAGAAACAGAGCCAACAATGGAAGTTATACAAACTTCTCGAATAAGAACAGAAGCAAAAATTATAGCACATTATGAAATAGGCGGACTACCAGACGTCCATGCAGAAAAAGATACGCAAAAAGAAAAGATTATGAAAGGCATGGAAAAATGGTTGTCTTTAGTTAATGACAAAAGGCCAGAAAACGATACAAGAAAAGAATAAAATATCGACAAATAGTTTAAAAAAAGGAAAACTGACTTATTCCCAACTATTTATACAATAGTTGGGTTTTTTTTATGCCAAAGATATCAAAAGAAACAATGAAGTCAGAAATAAGAAAGTGTGGACAAGATCCTAAATACTTTCTTAAGAACTATGTAAGAATTAGTCATCCACTAAAAGGCCTAATTCCATTTACCACTTATGACTTTCAAGATGATTTATTGGATGATTTTAAAGATCATCGATTTAACATTATTTTGAAAGCTAGACAGCTTGGGATCTCAACCATTGTAGCTGGCTATGCAGCATGGCTTTTGTTGTTTAGGCGTGAAAAGCAAGTGATGGTTGTAGCAACAAAGTTTAAAACAGCAGCTAATATTGTCATTAAAGTAAAAAAGATGTTAAAAACATTACCAGAGTGGATGATGATATCCGAAATTGTTGTTGATAATCAAAGCTCTTTTGAACTTTCTAATGGTTCTAAAATAAATGCCTCAACCACATCTGCAAAAGATGCTGGTCGTTCCGAATCTCTTTCTCTTCTTATTGTTGACGAAGCCGCATTCGTCGAAGGCATGGAAGAGTTATGGACCGGTATTTTACCAACAATCACCACTGGTGGTCGTTGTGTTGCATTGTCTACTCCAAACGGCGTAGGTAACTGGTTTTATAAGACTTATACAGATGCAGAAGCAGAAACAAACTTATTTAATGCAATAAATTTACCTTGGAGTGTTCACCCAGAGCGTGACGAAGAGTGGTTTAGAGAGCAAACAAAAAACATGAGCAAGAGAGAAGTTGCTCAAGAGTTTGAATGTTCTTTTAACATGTCTGGTGAAACAGTAGTCTCACCAGAGGATATGGAAAGATTGACTAATAGTACATCTGAGCCGAAGCATAGAGCAGGCTTTGATAGAAATTATTGGATTTGGGAAGAACCAAAAGACGGGGTAGGATATTTAGTTTCTGCTGACGTTGCCAGGGGCGATGGAGCAGACAGCTCAGTTTTTCATGTATTCAGAACAGACACCTTTGAACAGGTTGCTGAATATCAGGGTAAGCCAAATCACGATATGTTTTCTATGCTGCTCAATTCTGTTGGAAGAGAATATAATGATGCCTTGTTAGTTGTAGAAAATAACAATGTAGGCTACAACGTTCTCGATAAGTTACAAACTCTAGAATACCCTAATCTATACTACTCTGCAAAAGGCTCTCACGAATATGTAGACAACTATACAGCAGAATTCTCTACTGGAATTGTTCCTGGTTTCTCTACTACGAGTAAAACAAGACCTCTTATAATAGCAAAAATGGAAGAATTTGTTAGAAATAATATAATTAAAATAAATTCCCACAGAACAATAAGGGAATTCCAAACATTTGTTTGGAATAATGGAAAACCTGAAGCAATGCGAGGATATAATGACGATTTAGTTATGTCACTATGTATTGGGTGCTGGGTAAAAGAAATGGCTCTAACTACAAATAAGAGACAAGTAGCTTATTCCGATGCGATATTAAATTCAATGATAAAGGCCAATACTCAGATTAACACAACTATACCTGGTATGGTAGGTTACAAAAATAATTCAGATCCATTTAAGCAAAGTATGGAGCATAAACAAAAAGAAGCAGCCAAACAGTATGAAGAATTTGGTTGGATTTTTAAAGGATAAATAAATGGCGGAAAAAGACACAAAAGAAAAAAATCAAGAAAAAAACCCAAGGAATTCTGAGAGTTCTTTGTTTAAACAACTCACAAGACTTCTTTCTGGACCCTTGATTAACAGAAGGACTCAGATCTATAGGCAAGAACGAAGAAAATCTTTGGATAAATATGCCTTTCAATTTAAATCAGCAAGCGGCAAAGAGTTCAAAAAAAGTCAATATAATCCATTTGAATCAATTCAGACAGCAATGTCTACAAATTATAATCGTGGAGAAAGATACGCAGAGTTCGATCAAATGGAATACACGCCAGAAATAGCTTCAGCGCTTGATATTTATGCTGATGAAATGACAACATCGTCTACCTTGGAAGAATTAATGGTAGTTGAGTGTCCTAATGCAGAGATTAAAGATATTTTGCAAAACCTTTATTACAAAATATTAAATGTAGAATTTAATCTTTTTGGTTGGTGTCGTAATATGTGTAAATATGGAGATTTCTTTTTATATTTAGATATAGATGAAGAACTTGGCATAAAAAACGTCATTGGATTACCAGGGCACGAAGTAGAACGTTTAGAAGGCGAAGACGAAACAAATCCAAACTATATTCAGTACCAATGGAATAGTGCAGGAATGACATTTGAAAATTGGCAGATTGCTCATTTTCGTATTCTTGGTAACGATAAATATAATCCATATGGCACGAGTGTTTTAGAGCCTGCTAGAAGAATCTGGAGACAATTAACTCTTTTAGAAGACGCGATGATGGCATATCGTATTGTCCGTTCTCCAGAAAGACGAGTGTTCTATATTGATGTAGGGAATATTGATCCTCAAGATGTTGAACAATATATGCAAAAAGTTATGACAACGATGAAAAGAAATCAGGTAGTAGATCCTGAAACTGGTCGTGTAGATTTGCGATATAATCCTTTGTCTATTGAGGAAGATTTCTTCTTACCTGTTCGCGGGGGAACATCTCAATCAAAAATAGACACTCTTCCTGGTGGCACCTTTACTGGAGATATTGATGATGTGAAGTATTTGAGAGACAAATTGTTCTCTGCTCTCAAAATTCCTCAATCATATTTATCAAGGGGCGACGGCGCAGATGAAGATAAAGCAACATTAGCACAAAAAGACATACGATTTGCCAGAACTATTCAAAGACTACAGAGAGCTGTTATAAGTGAATTGGAAAAAATTGGTATAGTTCATCTTTATGTACTTGGATACACAGGTGATGATTTGATTTCTCACAAACTTTATCTCAATAATCCATCTCGCATAGCAGAATTACAAGAACTTGAGTATTGGAAAACAAAATTTGATGTAGCAGGGTCCGCTACAGAAAACTTCTTTAGTAAAAGATGGATTTCCAAAAATCTATTTGGTCTTAGCGATGAAGAATTCTTGAGAAACCAAAGAGAGCTTTTTTATGATAAGAAATTCTCTTTTGCTTTGGAACAAAATGAAGAAATTGCTGGACAGACTGAGGGCGGTTCTCTTTTTGGTGGGGGCGCATTACCAACATCAGAAGAAGGTGAATTACCTGCTGGAGAAGGTGCAGCTGCCACACCAGAAGAACCTGCTTCAGCTGAAGCTGGTCAAGAAACAGATAAGTTTGGAGAACCAAAAGATAAAATGATAGTTCCTCCTGCAAAAAGGGACGATAATATGACAACAACTCCTGCTTCAAAAGGAAAATTTTATAAACCTGTGAAGTATAGAGGTGGAGATACTAGAAATAGTGGAGCAAGAAAAAGAAGTTATTTAGCTCATGGTGGAACTCAAAGTGCTTCTGGAGGAGGTAGAAGAGTATTAGGAGCAGGAGCACTCGAACTTATGGGACTATCCAATGGAGTGTTTGAAGAAAATTTAGAAGAGAAACAAATTTTCGAAACAAATAATGAAATAAAAGTTCTTTTAGAAAATCTAAGAAAATCGGAGAAGAAAGATGGAAAAGCAGAAAATGAAGCATAATAAAAAAAGAAATACAGCCTTCCTGTATGAAACTCTTATTCAAGAAATGACAAAAGCTATTGTCAATAAAGATAAAAAAAGACATCAAGATATTTTATCAATCTTAAAAGAGCACTTTTCTAAAGGAACTATTTTGCATCACGAACTTTCACTCTATAGAGCAATAACTGAAAGCAGAGAATTGCAGAAAAGTGTAGCAGAAAAGGTACTATTTGAATCAAAAGTAGAATATGACATAATGCCAAAAGAGAAAATATTCTCTGAGCAGTCTAGAGTTATTAATAGAATTAACCGTTCTTTAGGGTCTTCTACATTTACTAATTTTGTTAAAGATTATAAAAATTTAGCCACAATATCACAAATTTTTAATGCAACAGTTCCAGTCAAAGAAAGAGTTTTATTGGAAGAAGAAATAGTTTCGTCAATGTGTGCTTCTGATTATAAAGAAAAGCAAAGTATGGTACCAACAGACAAACTGACCTACAATACTTTCGTCAAAAAATTCAATGATAAATATAGTGATTCTTTGTTAAAAGAACAGAAAGATCTATTAACAAACTATCTTGTATCGTTTAGCGATAACGGACTTTCTTTAAAAATATTTTTGAATGAAGAGTTAAACAGGGTCAAAGATGAACTACAAGAATGCTTGGAATTAGAAGAAATTAAGCAAGATGAATCAATGTTTAAAAAAACAAATCAAATTATTGAAAATTTGGAACTATTTAAGAAAAAAGAGTTTGATCAAGATATGTTGTCAAATCTTTTAAAGATTCAAAATTTTGTAAATGAGGCAAAGACTGGAAATGAATGAACCGTTACTTCAAGTATCATTAAACATAAGGCGAGGACTAGATGGTAGATTAATGATTACCGATCATGATCACATAGATATAGTTATGCTGCCAGACAAGCAAAAAATTATATCATTTGCCAAACAAGACTTCTCTGATATTGTATATGAGACTCAAAATAGACTTTTTGACTATCTTGTTGATAAGGGAATTTGCGCACCAGAAAGCGTGCAAGGTGGCAATGTATATGGTTCATTAGAAGCTAAAATTCTTACTCTAAAAGAGCCTCAAATTCCTATAGAACATTTGTTTTCTCTAAATATTCAAAAATGGTTAAAGAAAGAAATGCCAGCTTTAGAGATGGATAAAGAATATAGTGAAAAATTTACAGATATGCTTACAGAACCAGATCAGTCAGATTCTACTGAATTAGGCGAAGTTCCTCAAGAAGAAGAAAAAGGTACAATACCAAAATATGCATCGAGAAGATATATAGGAGGATGGTGGTAATGGCGAAAATCAATTCGACTGAATTAGCAAAAATAATAGCAGAAGAAACAGAAAATGTTTTATTGGAAGAAGGAATTTTTGGCCAAATGGGGGCAAATCTCATGGGAAAATTTCAAAAGGCTAGAGATAGTAAGAAAGCAGATAAAAATCTGTCCGCAAAAGTAGCAGCTTTTATAAATGCCGCCGATTCTTCTCCGGAAGCTAAACAATTGATAATGCAAACAGCTCTTGGTAAAGAATTGTTTGGACTAAGAGAACAATATGGAGAGCAGCA